AACAAAAAAAGACAGCAACAGGAGTACCAATTTCTGATTTATTTCGTGCAGATTTTAGAAGGTATTCGGGAATACTAGACAAATGATTTATTCTTTCATAGTAGCTTTGGGAGTTCTTCTGTTTTCTTTTGTGGTACACGCACAACAGAAACAAGATACAGGTCTTATACTGGCAACAATATTAACTACTATTCCTGCTCATTGTGCGCCTACTAAACATGTAGAAAAAGTTTTTACTGAAGATCAACTTATTTTTACAGGCTTAGTGGACAAGTCTAATGTGTTTAAGATATATATAAATAAAAGTGGAGCATGGACATCAATGCTTCAAAGTGTTTCAGGAATTTCATGTGTACATTTTTCAGGAATACCGGGAATAATAAAACTTCCTAAAGTAAAAGAAGATGGTACGTAAATCTTATGGAACCTCTTGCCTTAGACAGCAGAATGCTTTTACAGTTGGCAGCGGTACTGGCCTCTTTGTCAGGAGCGTGGATGCTTGTACGTACACAGGTACGAAATCTGATTGCAAGCAGAGAGGAAATGAAAAAGAATATTGCAGAGATCTACACTATTCTTGATAAAGTACAAGCAGGAGAAGCGGTTAAAACAAATCAGTTAAAAACAATTTCAAAGATTTTAAGTCCTGATAATCTTGAAAGACGTAACAGAGAATTAGGTATTATTCTTTCAGATATGAATGATTTAAAATATCGTATGCAAGGTATAGAACGAATGCATAACGGTACTCATCCTTTTACAAGCAAGGGACAAATAGATGGCAAAAAAGAGTAGTGGAAAAAAATGGATAAAAGGGGCTATTAAACGTCCCGGTGCATTTAGTAAAAAAGCAAAAAAGGCAGGAATGTCTACTTCGGCTTACGCTAATAAAGTTTTAAAGAAAGGGTCTAAAGCCGATACGCGAACCAAACGACAAGCGTCTCTTGCTAAGACTTTAGGAAAGATGCGAAAAAAGAAACGTGGATAAATTTGACGACTACACAAAAATAGACTATAGTCTTGTTAAACCAAAAGAAGAAGATTACGAAGAGTGGAAAGTTTATTTTCAGGACTTGTGTTTATACATAAACCAAAAATTTAGAAACTGTTACGGAAGTAAAATGTGTTTACAGACGGCGACGAAATAAAATCTTTATTGGAAGGAGAAATAAGGAAACTTGCGGAACAGCTTGCAACTGGAATGTGTGAAGATTATCCGCAATACAGACA